GTTGGGATCACTTCTACTCAAGCCTCGGCTATTGCCACTAACAGTGGGAAGGTTGGGATCACGTCTACTCAAGCGAGTGCAATCACTGCTAACACTGCCAAGGTTGGGATCACTACAGCTCAAGCGAGTGCCATTACCACTAACAGTGGGAAGACTGGGATCACGACTACTCAAGCGAATGCAATCACTGCCAACACTTCCAAGGTAACCAACGCAAATCACACAGGGGATGTTACTGGGGATGGAGCTTTATCAATAACTAACTTAGCGGTGACTACCGGCAAAATTGCGTCCGAAGCTGTTACGGCGGGTAAACTTGCAACCGATTCGGTGACTAACACCAAGATAGCTGATCTTGCTGTACGACGCGCCCATATCAATGATGATGAAGTGTCCTATGCCAAAGTACAGAATGTTGTTTCTGATAACCGCATCCTTGGAAATGTTTCCGGAGACAATAAAGAAATCGAGGAGCTGGATGCCGATGACGTGTGGACGTTCCTTGGGACTGTGGACGGAGGCGGTGACGTAGACTGGAGCTAATTACATATGCCTAATATCTTACTTGGACAATCCCACACGACTGGGAAATCTCCGGACACTCTCTCTGCGGGAGAGGTGGCCATCAATACGTTTGACAAAAAGATATGGGTAGGTAACGGCTCAGGTAACACCTGTGTATTCGATGCGTCACTGTATAGCACCGACCTCACTGATGACAATGATAACTTCTACATCACTGGTCTAGGGTTCAGCAACGGAACGCTCACCGCGACTGTTAACGGGGCTGACGATCCTACCGTTGACCTTGATGGGCGATATTCCCTCAGTGGACACACGCATAACTATGCGGCCAGTAATCACACGCATAACTATGCAGCCAGTAATCACACGCATAACTATGCGGCTGCTAGTCACTCGCACGATAGTGACTATTATACCGAGAGTGAAACTGATACGTTGCTAGGCGGGAAGTCTGATACGGGACACACGCATAGTTATGCCGCCACTAATCACACGCATAACTACGCAGCTACCAATCACACGCATAGTTATGCCGCCACTAATCACTCGCATGATGATGACTATTATACCGAGAGTGAAACTGATTCGTTGCTAGACGCTAAGTCCGATACGGGACACACGCATAGCTATGCTGCCACTAATCACACGCATAACTATGCTGCTACCAATCACACACATAACTATGCGGCTGCTACTCACACTCACGCCTACCTCCCTACAACCGGAGGAGCCATAACCCAAGATACTGATGCCCTACTCATAAAGACGTCAACAAACGGCGCAGGGGCTGACATAGCGTTTAGTGATCACCAGAGTGGCAGCTATTCCCAAAAAGGGAGGATCAACTTTTTTCACAGTGACGCCCAGTCTTATGGCAGTGGTTCTGCTTTCATACTAAACTCCACCGAAGCCACTACTACCATTCTAGCTGATGGTAAGCTGATGTATAAGGAGGGGATTTACAGCAAACCCAGTACCGGTACAGGAGCAGGGACACGAAAAGATGCTAACTGGGACACAGCTTACGGGTGGGGGGATCATGCTTCTGGGGGCTATGCTGCAAGCAGTCACACTCACTCTGCCTATGTCACCAACACAGAGTTAAGCAATGAGCTGGATGCACTAATTGATGCTGCACCAAATGCATTGAATACCCTCAACGAACTGGCCGCTGCGATTGGTGATGATGCAGACTACGCCACGACGGTGACTAACGCGCTCGCCGCTAAGGCTGATACGGGACACACGCATAGTTATGCCGCCACTAATCACTCGCATGGTGACCTCTATTATACCGAGACTGAAGTGGATTCGTTGCTAGACGCTAAGTCCGATACGGGACACACGCATAGCTATGCAGCTACCAATCACACGCATAACTATGCGGCCTCTAATCACACGCATAACTATGCAGCCAGTTCTCACTCGCACGATAGTGACTATTATACCGAGAGTGAAATGGATACGTTGCTCGGCGGGAAGTCTGATACGGGTCACACGCATAGCTATGCTGCCACTAATCACACGCATGGTGACATCTATTATACCGAGACTGAAGTGAATAATGCGTTGGGCTTTAAGATGCCCTATACCGGAGGAACCTTCAGTGGGACAGTTACCGTTGACGCAATGATGTCCGTCAACGAGGATATACATTTAGGAACAGGCACAGGAGAACAGGCTAGGCTACTAATAAGGAAGACCGATAACAACGTCTCGGATCACGTTTGCTTTTATAATGGTACGACCAGAATGGGCGAAATCGGTTGTCACGACACCACTTGGTTAAGGATCAATCAAACAACAAATAAGAACATCTACACACCCCGCTATATACGTGCTGATGGTGGCTACTTTGTTGATGGCACATCCAAGGGAATCAATGGCTCAGGAAACTTTATTGGGGGAACCATAACGGGAGCCTCCGATGCGAACGTAAGTCAATGGGATACAGCTTACGGGTGGGGCAATCATGCTTCTGGAGGCTATGCATCCAGTTCTCACTCGCATAGTTATGCCGCCACTAATCACTCGCATGATGACCTCTATTATACCGAGAGTGAGGTGGACACGCTCATAGCACTGAGGGCTAGTATGTGGCATAACCATAGTGGCACTTACAACGAGACTATAGGGGTTGACACAGATGTAGATACATCCGGTGCGACCGTCATTGACAATATCTACATGACCGATGGGGTCATCACTGCACATGGAACCCGTACCCTAACACTGGCCGATCTCGGCTATACGGGAGCGACCAATGCCACCTACAACGCTGCATATACCGCCGGTACTGGGATGTCTCTGGCTGGTTCCGTATTCTCTTGTACCGTTCTTAATACATGGAGAAGTGTCAGTGACTCTGTAGCAAGTTCTTCCTCCTCGGTTGCTGCTTCAAGTAAGGCAGTTAAAAGTGCTTATGACCGCTCATGGCCTAATACTACCTATACCGCCGGTACTGGGATGTCTCTGGCTGGAACCACATTCTCTTGTACTGTTACTAATACTGATACTACCACTTGGAACGGTATGCAAAACGTCAGCGCACTGACTGCCCTCCCATAATCATGGCTCTTGCTAGTTCAGATTTGTTGTTAGTTGAGCGTAGTAATACGGTCTACAAGGAAACCTTCGGGAACCGCGCAAACATCGATGACACCGACCTAATCTTGGTTGAACGGAGCAACACATTATATAAATGTGCATGGTCTGATTGGGATGATGGCGGTGGAGGTGGCGGTGGAGGTGGTGGTGGGGGTATTCACGGCTGGGCATCTGGCACGGGTGCTTATACGCCAACAATGAACTTTAACTACACCACTTCCACTGCGGACTCCACCACTGCATACTCGGTACTTGGGGCAACAATGTCGGTGACTGGTGGTGATAATTCCGGAACGTGTGAAGGGAACCTATACCTCGGCCTTCGCATGAGAGGGTCAACCTCCTATTTCCACGACTTGTGTGTTAGCCACGTTCAAATCCTTAGTAGTAGCACCACGTACCGAACGGACTCCAGTTTCCCTAATGGCTACGACTGGGCCTTTGGTAACACCTCTAACTCATCAGGTTGTGGGGAGTGGCAGCGAGCTAGTAGTATTTCAACGTGGAGCACTGACCCCTCCACACTAACTTACGACGTAGCAGGAAGCTTCAATGTCACAAACGGTCTCTGGAGTCGAGCAAGCGGCACAGGCTCTAGCAACACCGGGGCAGCCGATGGAACCTATAGTCCCAGTGTATATAGTGGCGGTGGTGGGAGCATTATCCAGTCTACTGGGACTGTCGGACAGGAACAAGGTTCTTACTTTCTCTATACCGAGACGAGTGGAAGTGGATGGACAATAGGCACTTCTGCTCTCTGGTTGAAGAGTCCCACTATAACAGTCAGTAACGGCGATTATCTACGGATGCTCTATTGCGGTGTTGGTGGGTCTTCATCCTCGAATGGCTTGGGGGCTTGGTTGCAGAATGCGTTCTACCTAGTTTTCAAATGAGCACCCCAGTTAGTACCGACCTAATAATGGTCGAAAGGAGCGGCACAGTCTACAAGGAGACCAAGGCCAACTATGACACGGCTGTCGGTGGTGGTGGTGGTGGCGGTGGTGAGGAAGATGCTGAATATGGTGTCGCTATACAATTCTGCTGGGGGCAGCTCACCGCTGGCTACCACTCAAGCGGAACCTCCAAACACGATGGTGGGACAATGTACTATCTGCGTACGGATTCAGCGGGAACCTACTACCTCTCTTCTAGTGCTACTTCTTCTCAATCCTACAGACCGGGAACACAGCTAAAAATTGATGGGACTTGGTACACAATTAACACTTGGGCGAACACCACCAGTGCTACACAGCCGGGGCCGGTTAATGTTTACTACAGGAGACAGGTCATGTCTTGGGCATTCTCGCCATCCGAAGTGGCTACCGCAACCGGTGCAGAGAGTGGCTCCATTCAGGGTCTCAAGATCAACATCGCCGCACTACCCAGTTCGAGCTACAACTCGTTCCCAGATTTCCAGATAGGAATGAAGTTGATCTCTGGTGGAAACAACACCTCTAACTATAGCGGAACTAGTGGTGGCTCCTATACTCAAGTCTACTCCGCTGACCCAAAAGTTTGGGGCGGCACAAGCTGGCAGGGGGTTGATTTTTCTACAAACATAGCATGGACTTGAGCGTATATTACATGGATGGAACTGGACAAACTTTTAGAGCAGGGAATCTCGGTGGTGGCACTACTGGGAGTCAGTTATTATGTAGTCCGGTTAACCAATTTTCTCTTCACCAATTTAACAGGATCACTCGATGAGCACAAAAAAATCACCATTGCTCTCATTGATGGTATCAACCAACTGCGAGGCGAGCTTAATGCCCTCAAAATCGAACTGGCTGAACTTAAAGAGCAGCACCGGAATTATCATGACCTATTTATTATTAGTGATCGCCACATCGACAATCGGCTGTCAAAACGTAAGAACCCTTGACGTAGGATTCTCAGGGTTGGACATAGAGTACTGGGAGCCGCCTCCAATCACCATAATCACAAACCAAATAACCGCACCACGGCTCATGCAACGAGGAGAATAATGGCACTACGCGGACTATACAAATCAGAGGCATACGCTGACACCACAGGGTACTACCGCATCAACGAGGTACACTCGCAGTACGAGAAGAATCACGGTGAGAGTGGCTCAGAAGTAGCGATACAGTTTCAGGTCGAAGCCTTTAAGGATGGCTCGGATGAACTACTGAGTAATGACTGCAATAGAGAGGCCAATGAATGCATATGTCATGTGTTGTCTGGCTGCACGAATGAGTCAGTGGGGAACCTCGTCGATAAGGCTTATGCTTACCTCAAAACACTACCCCATTTTTCCGAAGCCGAGGATTGCTAAACTAGCGACGTTGCTATAGACTTTCCCGGTCTCGTTATGAGAAAAACATCGAAGAGAAAACAAGGAATAATAGAGATGGAATCGACCAAACAAGAAGAACAACAACCAGAACCAATCGCTGCATCACCCTGCTGTGTCCCAACCAAAGCAAAGGAGGAAGCGGGGAGGGCTTTACAGGAGCTATATAACGCATCCTGTATGGCGCAGCTCTCTGCTCCACAGCATGAGGGCCTCCGTAAGAAGGCAGAGTATGTGGCAGGAGTACTCCAAGGTATAGGCGTCCCGCCACAACCTACAGTGAGTGTGCAGTAGGTAGTGACGTGGAGGACATTATTAAGATTTTTATGGTGAACGGTACAGTGATGGGTGTCGTAACTCTTACTGAGATCGAATTGATCCTGAAGATCACGCTCCTCCTCGTGACAATATGCTGGACAGTAGGGAAGGGGATAAACGAATGGGAACGAGTACGAAGACGAAAGAAGAGAAGCTAGGCAACCTCTTCGATCTGGTCTGTGATGACCTCACTGACCGGATAGGTAGCGGGGAGGCCACCTCAACTGACCTTAACGTGGCTAGGCAGATGCTCAAAGATAACGGCATCACCGCCAGTCCCGTCGAGGCATCACCACTGGCTGGACTCATCCAAGCACTTCCATTTCCTTCATCTGAAGACGTTTCCTCGGTAAAGGCGGGTAAGTGACCCCATCCCACTAGAAAAGCCCTTAGAGGGCCATTCTGAGCCAATGGAGGGTATCGAACAGGTACGAGACTTCCGGAACTTCCTGTATGTGACATGGAAGCATCTTGGGTTGCCCGACCCGACTGCCACTCAGTACGATATTGCTGGGTATGTGGACAGTGGGATTAGGCGGTGCTGCATACAGGCTTTTCGAGGGGTAGGGAAGAGTTGGATCACCAGTGCGTATGTCTGTCACCAGCTCCTCCTGAATCCCTCCATGAATATCCTCGTGGTGAGTGCCAGTAAGACCCGTAGTGATGACTTCTCCACCTTCACACTTCGCTTAATCAACGAGATGCCGATCCTGAAGCACCTCGTACCGAGGGAGGATCAACGGAGCAGTAAGATCGCCTTCGATGTCGGCCCAGCCCCAGCGGCTCACGCACCCTCTGTTAAGAGCGTAGGGATCACCGGCCAGTTGACCGGATCGAGAGCTGATCTGATCGTGGCCGATGACGTGGAATCACTGAACAATTCCCTCACTCAGCAGATGCGGGATAAGATTCAGGAGACCATCAAGGAGTTTGATGCAGTACTCAAACCGGACGGAAGGATTGTCTACCTTGGCACTCCCCAAACGGAGATGAGTATATACAATGTATTACCAGAGCGTGGTTATCAGATACGGGTTTGGCCAGCACGGGTTCCCACTGAGAAAACCAAGCTGGCTTACGGCGAGCGACTGGCCCCATATATTGTCGAAAAGAGCCTCATCCAACCGGAGGGTACTCCCATCGATCCACAGCGGTTCGATGACGTAGATTTGCAGGAACGGGAAGCCTCCTATGGGAAGAGTGGCTTCGCCCTCCAGTATATGCTCGATACCAGCCTGAGCGACGTAGGGCGGTATCCCCTGAAGCTGTCTGATCTGATCGTTCACCCACTAGACAAAGACGTGGCCTCACCGAAGCTCACTTGGGCCTCATCGCCTGAGTGTGAGTGGCGAGACATTGAGAGTGTTGGCTTGGGCCATGACCGCTACTACAGGCCAATGGAGGTCGCCTCTGATCACCAGCCGTACACCGGAGCTGTGATGTCTATCGATCCCGCTGGTATGGGTAAGGATGAGACCGCCTACGCCATTGTGAAGATACTGAACGGCCAGCTATTCCTAGTGGACTCTGGAGGGTATCTCGGAGGCTACACGCCTGAAATCCTGAAAGCTCTCGGCCAGAAGGCGAAAGACAATAAAGTGAATGAGATCGTTGTTGAAAGTAACTTCGGTGACGGGATGTTCACTCAGTTACTGAAGCCAGTCCTCTCAGGAGATATTTCCTATCCTTGCACCATCGAAGAAGTAAAACACAGCATTCAGAAGGAGAGACGAATCATAGACACTCTCGAACCTGTGATGAACTCTCACAGACTGGTGGTTGACCCGTCAGTTATTCGGTCAGACCTTCGCTTGTTGGGAGTGTTATCAAAGGAGGATAATTTCACTGATACAGAACAGCGAGCATCCCTTGTAGGTAGTAACCAATTGTACCAACTGTTCTATCAGATGTCGAGGATTACTTTCGATAAAGGATCACTTCGTCATGATGACCGGCTGGATGCCCTAGCGATTGCTGTCGGCTATTGGGTGGAACACATGGAGAGCCATATCGAGAGAGGGATCGAGGACTACCGGGAGCAGAAGATCGAGCAGGAGCTGGAGAGGTTCATGCAGTCTCACGATAGGCTGTGGGGAGGCCCGACAGCGAAGGCTGAGACGTGGATGTGAAGGGTTTTACATTGATTGAGCTGATGGTGGTATTGGTGATTATATTGTTATTGGTTTCGTTAATGCTTCCGACGTATGCAAGGGCGAAGCTGGAGGCACAGCGGGTGTCGTGTCGAGTGGTTTTAAGGTCGTATGTGGTGGGTGTTCGCAGTAACGGCAAGGGGTTAGTGATCGAGATACCAGAGGAGGCTAACTGTATGGACTGTCATGGTGGGTCTCCATGAGCTAACACATGAGCTGTTAGGTGTATCATCCTCCTCACACATCCCTCATAAAGGGGCCATACGAGGCCACAAAGGGGTCACCAAAAGCTCCCTTATTAAATATAACACCCTGAGACCCAAAAGAGAGACATAAAGGCACAAACAGGTGGGCTGTATTAGGCTGCCTTATGGAGGCCAAGAGGAGCCAGCCTCACGTTAACGCTACAGAGTGAGACACAAGTTCCCAAGTAAATATAACATTTATTGTTCTTTATCACAAAAGGGTGACACACAAAGGGGCAGCCAAAAGCTCTCGTATTAGTTTTCCTTTTGATCTCATAAAGCTGCCTAAATAACCAGTGGCGGGGAACATAAGCATAACAAGAGGCTAACCTCAAGGAGAACTACAGGAAGCCACTAGGAACCCGCCAGTGTTGTGCGTAGCCATTTGTTACATCTGAGGGGCATACCCTCTAGTTGAATACTTTTGGTGCAATAATGTGAGACCTCTACGTACCTAAAGTTAACGTGAAGTTCCCCCCGGTGGGCCACTAATAGAGTGTCGCTGCGCGAAAGGAGAACAAGTGGCTCACCTGTTTGTGTGTGTTTGTGTTTGCATCTGTCAGACATCGTCAAGATATCTGGCGGGTCTCCACTCGCAGCAGAGCTACTCGTTCTCCTCACTCGTCCACTTCGCTATCACTCGCCTTCAGCTCGCTTCACTCCGTTCCCGTTCACTCCTCACTCCTCGCTTCGCTCGTCCGTTCGTTCACTCACCGCTCGTCACTCGTCGACAGCAAAGCTGTCTCCTCCACGCTCCCTCCTCACTCACTCACACTCGGCCTTCGGCCTCGCTTCGTTCGTCGTCCGCTGGCTGTTCCTCCTCTCCTTCGCTGATGCTCAGTCGGTCGTCACTCTCGTCGACAGCAGAGCTGTCTCCTCACACGCTTCCTCCTCGCTACGCTCGTTCGTTCGCTTGCTCCTCCTCACTTGCTACGCTCGTTCGTTCGTCAGACAAGCAGCAAGTGGCTCTCCCCACGCTCACTTCGTTCGCTCTTCGCACTGGAACACTGCCTCCGGCGGCCCTCTTGGGTTCGAGAACCCAACCGGGGATCAACCCGGTCACTGCTCCCTCCTCGCTACGCTCGTCGTTCGCTTACTCGCAAGCTTGCTCGTGTTCCTCATGCTCACTCGCAAGCTCGCTCGATTATCACACTACCATAGACATATGAATGATGTGTGTATCCGTGAAGCTACGCTCGTCCGCCTTTAGGCTCCCTCGACTGCGCGGTCGTTAGTACTATCATG